GCAAACAACAAGCTGTTCACCCACTTGTTTGATTTGAATTTGAGCATCCGCAATACATCAGCCACGAATTTCAACCCCGATTTTAACCCAAACCTGAAAGCCGATGCAATCTTGCAAGTTGATGAGGTTACACAGATACAGGGTTTTATCCGTTTGCTGGGTATTAAGGTAAACGACTTCAACCAAATAGAATATGAATGCTCAATGCATGGGGAACTGGCCGACCTATTTGCAAAGGTTGCCGATGCCAAACTTGCCGATTTAGATTTCAGCGAGTACAACCACATAATGAGTGATACAAATATCTTCAATTCGTGGGATACATCAATCATTAAAAACAGCAGCGGTTTTGTAAATTTTAGTGGTGGCGCCCCGATTGGTGACGGCTACGTTTATACTTGGATGAATGACGGAACCTATGCACACTACAAAGAATTAAACGCTGATAAAATGACCATTAATTTGTACGCTAAAACTATCGTTGACAAGGTATTTAGCGGTGCGGGTTATACGTATTCATCAGGCAGTTTCTTTAATTCGGCACAATTCAAAAGATTAGTCGTTCCGTGTCCGTCAAATTTTCCGCCATTAACACAGAACAAAGTCAATGATTTTAGTTTTTTTGCCGAGAGTGCAAGCGGAGTAACATATTTACCGGGCGATAAAATTGCATTTACAAATGAGATAACAGACCCCACAAACCAATACAATACAAGCACAAGTACATTTACAAATCAACATAGCGGACAGCGTTATAGGTTTGTGTTTGACATAGATGCAACGGTATCGGTTAGTTCTCCTGCACCAAATTCTGTTAACCTAAAATACTCTTTTTATTTTAACAGTAAAAAAACATTTGAACTCGGCACATCATTCACCCCGGTTGTTGGTTCTAATAATATAACCGCATCAATAAGCATGACCAGCGGAAAACTTCCGGTTGGTACAACCGTTGATGTCAGGTTGGAAGCAATACAAGACGAAAACGGGCAAACAATATCACCAACATACACTCAAAACTCTGGCAGTGCATTTTACAATTACCCTATTGCAGCATACGGATATAATGAAACGGTGTTTTTTGACGGCTTTTTTCAGCAGACAGAGGTTAAACAGCGTGAGTTTATGCGGTGGATTTTCTCGCTTTTCAATTTGTACATTCAACCGTCAGGTGTAAAAAATGAATTGACCATAATGCCACGTGATGAGTTTTACACAAACAATGTAAGGGATTGGACACAAAAAAGGGATATATCACAGCCACTTGAAATAATACCAATGGGTGAGTTGGATGCGGTGCGTTATAAGTTTACTTATGCAGAGGGTGAGGATAACGGGAATAAGTTTTACAAAGATGATTACAACCGCATTTATGGTGATCGGGAAATAAATATCATCAATGATTTTGTAAAGGAAACCAAAAAAATAGAGATAGGTTTTCAGCCAACTTTAATAATTAAACCAGAATTAGAGGCAGACAAATACCTGCCTGACAATGACAAGGAAAGGCAGACGAACAATAACACAAAATTGCGATTGCTGCAATATAAATACTTATCATGTCAGCCATATAAAGTTTGGCTCGGCACAAAGGGTGCAGGTGTTTCATCTACAACCAAAACAAATTACCCTTTTGTTGGTCATTTAGACCAGCCATTGGCATCAACATCGGATATAAATTTTGGTTTACCCCGTTACATTGGCCTACCAGCAGGAACGGCAATCACGAATAACAATGCCTTTAATGCCTATTGGTCAAAAGGAATACAGGAAATTTCGGACAAGGACAGCAAAATTGTAAAGGGTAAATTCTATCTCACCCCTGCCGATATGGAAAAGTTATCATTCCGTGACTTGTATTTTTTTGACAACAATTATTTTCGGCTAAATAAGATTGAGGACTACGACCCAATCAACCCCTCGGTCAATATCTGCGAGTTTCTTTTTCTTAAATCAGGTGTGACATTTTCTGCAACCACTGGCAGCGTTGGTGGTGGTGGAACTCAAAGCAGTGGTGGCGGTTCAGGGCAAGAGGAATACGACCCTTGGGATGGTGCTGATTTACCCGGTAAGGTCATTAGAAACAAAGGCATTGGAATTGGTGATTTCAACCAAGCTGGTGATGGCGTTATGGTCGGCAACAATTTTACCAATTTGGGATTGCGTATCCACTTTGAGAATAGAACCTCATGCAGACGAATTAGTTGACGGGACAGACCACTATAACATAAATAATCAGTACGGCACGGCTTACCTTGTGTGTGATGGCACAGAATGGTATGCACTAACAAACAAATAACATGGCACAAACAACAGTAGCAATAAATTTAGAGGCCAAAACCAAAGGCACGGAAAGCGTAAAGTCGCTGAAAACACAAATTAGGGAAGCCACAGCCGAAGCGGTACAACTTGCCCGTAAGTTTGGTGAGTTCTCACCCGAAGCAACGGCAGCAGCGCAAAAGGTTGCCAAGCTGAAAGATGAAATGGGCGACTTCCAACAGCGTGTCGCAGGTTTAAACCCCGATAAATTCCAAGCGATTGCAGGCGTTACGCAAGGTATTGCAGGCGGTATTTCTGCTGCCACTGGTGCAATGGCCTTATTTGGTGCTGAAAGCGAAGATGCACAAAAGACACTTGCAAAGGTTCAGGGTGCGATTGCCTTTTCGCAGGGTATACAGCAGTTGTTGGATATGCGGAACTCATTTGGGGCAATGGCTACCACGATTAAAACGCAGGTCATTACAGCATTTACAACGCTGAGAGGTGCTATGATGGCAACTGGTATTGGACTGTTAGTTGCTGGTGTTGCTGCTTTAATAGCTAATTTTGAAAAGGTATCTGCATGGATTAAAAATAGCCCATTTGGAGCATTGGCAAATGGAATAGGCGATGTAATTAATGCAATAACAGATTGGATAGGTATTACAAGTGAAGCACAACGTCAGACGGACAAGATGCTAAAAGATACCGAAAAAAGCATTAAGCAAACAGAAACATTTTTAGAGGCGAATGGTGACAAATATGATGCTTATACAAATCGTAAAATCAAAGCAAACCTTGATTACAAAAAAAAGGTATTGGAGGTCAATAAAGATGAAACACTTTCAGAGGCACAAAAACAGGCCATATTAAAACAGTTCCGTGATAAAGCTGACAGGGAAATAAAAAAGGCAGACAGCGAGCGTGCAGCCGAGTCAACAAAAGCGAAAAAAGATGAACTAAAAAAGAGTGAGGAACTTGCACAAAAACAACGTGAACTTGCCGAGCAGCGTAAACAAAATCAGCTCGAAATCAATGCCACGATGTTGGCACTTGACCAATCCACTCTTGATGCACAAATCAAAGCGGCTGATGCGGCTTTCGCCACAAAGGTAACGCAGTTGAAAAATCAAGGATACACGGAAAAGCAAATTGCAACCCTGCGTGATGCCGAACTTGAAAAGGTACGTACAGCGTTCTATGATAAACAAAAGGCAGACCAAGAAAAAGCCAACAAGGAACGTGAGGACAACTTTAAGCAAACAACTGAAAAGGAAATTGCAGATGCTCAAAAGGCAACAGATGACTATTTTACCATACAACAAACTGCCTTAATACAACAGGGCGCAACACAAGCTGAATTTGATGCACTTGAACTTAAAAGATTAAATGCACAATTACAAAATGCCCGTGATTACGGACAAAGCACAGTAGATATTGAAAAAGATATTGCGGCAAAGAAAAAAGACATATACGACAAGGATGCCAAAGCCAAAGAGGACACAGAAAAAGCAAAACGTGCGGCTGAAATGGCAACCCTCGAAAGTGCATCGTCAATAATCGGCTCGCTCGGTCAGTTGTTTGGTGAAAGCGAAAAGTCGCAAAAGGCGTTTGGCCTTGCTCAAATCGCAGTTGACACCGCAAAGGCGTTGACCGCAGCACAAGCCAACGCAATGGCTCCTACACCTGACAACGTGGCGACAAGTGGTGCTGCTGGTTTTGCTAAATATGCCGGATATGTTGCCATTATTCTTTCAAACGTAGCAAGGGCAAGGGCGTTGATAAAAGGTTCCGGTGGTGGAGGTGGAGGCGGTGGCTCTGCTGCTGCACCTGCTGCCCCGTCATTTGCACCTACCGTTGGCGGTGGATTGCCCGATGAGCAGCAGTTCGGTGGAATGGGCAGGGTGTATGTGTTAGAGGGTGATATTACCAAAACCCAAACCCGTGTCCGCAGGTTAAGAAATACGAGCGTTGTTTAAACCTACTTTTATAGATATGGACTTGCCAGTTTACAAAATTGTAGTTAATGAGGACGATGATACCGGGGTTGATGTAGTTTCTTTCGTGGAACGCCCAGCAATACAAAAGGACTTCATGCTGTTTAATCAGCAGTTTGTGGAACCGGGTGCAAAGGAAACCGAGGATGAATTTATCAGCAGGTGTATTCCGGTCATGATTGGTGAGGGCATGGAACAAGAGCAAGCCGCAGCCGTGTGTTATTCTAAGTGGGAAAGCCGCAAGGAATTTGAAAGCTACGATGACTATCCCGAAGCCGCCAAAGAAAATGCAAAGATTGCACTACGTTGGGCAGAGGAAAACGGCTGGGGTGATTGCGGCACACCCGTTGGCAAGATAAGAGCAAACCAGTTGGCAAACGGTGAAGCCATCACCCGTGAAACCATTGCACGAATGGCAGGGTTTGAACGCCACAGACAGAACAGCGACAAAGAACTTGGAGATGGATGCGGTAGATTGATGTGGTTAGCGTGGGGTGGTGATGAGGGCATTGAATGGGCGAGCCGTAAACTGCAACAGATAGACATGAAACAAGCGTATTCAGTGCAGGATGAAGAGAAACGCATTGTGACTGGCCCAGCAATGTTGGCCGATTTACCCATTTACCGCTATGATGATGTACGTGGTGAGTACTATGTAACCTTTGATGCACCTACCATTTGGACTATTGCCAAAAAATTTGTCCGTAAAAACTTCTACAAGGCCGTAAATACCGACCACGAAACCCCGGTTGATGGTGGTGTCCACATGATTGAGAGTTACTTTATTGACCGAGAGCGTGGTGTTATGCCACCCAAAGGATATGAGGATGCCAAAGACGGTAGCTGGTTTCTCACCTATTTAGTGGACAATGACGAATTGTGGGCAAAAGTCAAGGCAGGTGAATGGAAAGGGTTTTCGGTTGAGGGGTTTTTTGACATGGAAGAGCAAGACGAAGTCGTAACCCTGATGCGTGAAATAGCTGCCATGCTCAAAAATTTTGCATAGGTTTTTATCTACCTACCTTTTATGGTATGGATTTCAAAACAGAACTTAACGAAATGAAAAGCGGACTTGCTGCATTTATGGCAGAAGTTAAGCAGCGTTTCAATGAAGTTCCTGCACCCGTTGAAACTGCGTTTGGTGAGTTGACACTTGTTGACGGTACAATCGTAGTATTTGACGGTGACGAATTGAATGTTGGCTCCATGCTGTCCGTTAAAAACGAGGAGGGTGTTGTGCCTGCCCCAGACGGAGTGCATGAAACTACCGACGGACAACTGATTACTACCAAAGACGGAGTTGTTGAACTTATCGAAGAGAAAACAGCCGAAGTTGAGGAAGTTGAGGTTGAAAATCAATTCGCATCGCTGGAACAATTTGATGCTCTGCGTGCCGCCAATGAGGAAATGGCAAAGAAGATCGCCACCCTTGAAAACGCCCTTATCAATGTGTTGGGCAAAGTAGAAGAAACTTTCAGCGTATTTGAAAAGTTTGCATCTGCTACACCTGAACCGACCAAAAAACCCTTTGGTTCAGTAAACAAAAAAAACGAGGAAATTTTTAAGGGTTTTGTTTCTGCTTTAAACAAAATTAAAAACTAAATAATCATGGCATTTGACGTAACCGGTTTATCGAATTACACCAAAGAGGAGAGCTTGCAGCTCCTGACCAAAGCTATGTTCACCGCCAAAACAGCAAATCTGCTGAATGCCGCTGGACAAGTTCTCCCTAACATTAAAAGCGCAGAAATATTGCCTCTGCTTTATTCTGACGTTTATTTTCAAAGTGACAGCTGTTCTTACCAGACCAGCGGTAACACCACCCTTTCA